TGCTTGGCGCGTCAGGTGATGGGTTGAATGTTCTCCAGTGTAACATGTCACAGTTGCCATTGAATCGGTCCACTTCCCAGAACTTGGCATGAGCTTGACCTTTACCGAAGATATAACCTGCAGGAAGCCTCTCGCCTTTACGTCTTTGAATAGTCATCTCGTAAGGTTGCCAGTTCCAAAGCTCCCACTTGTCTTGACCTATTTTCAATTTCTCTGTGAAGCAGTTACCTGTCAAAGTAATCCAAGAAGCGGCCGCTGTTCTAAACTCGTTGCCTCCTTCATCTGGGTTGGGCCGTTCTAATAGGTCAAGCAAAGGGTGAGACTCTTGGAGCTCATCATTAACTTTAACTTGAAGCGGAACAGACCCAAAAGCATCAGCGATTAAACTGATGCAAGAATAGATTGTGGGATTCTGAGCATAACCTTCTTTAGCATAAGCCTGTAGGTTGACCATGCTATACTCGAAATCCTGAGTAAACATAGACCGCCCAACGCTTGCTTTCGTCGTAATTGTTTTAAGCCAGTTCCACATGATTCGCATTCTATCTAGATAAAGGATATTGACAATTCAGCCGATTCATTCAGAGCCAGTTCGTGTAAACCCCAGACCAGAGCGTCCATTCTGTCAGGTGATTTTAAACCGCTATTTGGAACCCAACTCTGTAACTGGTCTTCAAGTTCTGTTAAGCCTTGAGCGTGCTCAACTAACCCTTGCTCATATAAAGCCGCAATAGGCTCTGCCCTGATATGCTTGCCTCTTGTCGCCCTAACCTGAGTGACTGGTAAGTTCTCATTCACTGACTTGAGCGCCATCTCTACTAGGTCACCGCCTTGGTTAACCTCTGCCACAATGCAATCAGCATCGTTCTCATAATAAGCCTTTGCAGTCTGAGCCGCCCATTGACTAGGTGAGCCCTTCATTGAATAGTCAGCTAGGACTTTGTAACCTGTCCCCTTTTGACCGACTACAATTATTCCAGCCTCGTCGCTATCCTCGTTTGAAGTAACAGGAGGATCAAGAGCCACAATAATCCTTCCAATATCTCCATGCCTTTCAGCCCGAGTTTTCAAAATCATATCATAGGACCACATTGCCCCTTCAACATCAGACAAAAACTCACCTTCCCAGAACCTACGCCTCAACCTCTCAGGTAGGGACTTCAATCTCTTAATATATGAAGCGGGCAAGTTCTCTTCTACATCCTTTGGATTAATCCGAAAAGAGGCGCGCCCTTCAACATCACTTTCAATATAACGCTTATAACTCCAGTGAGATTTTACAGGCGGGTTTTCATCAAGAAGAAACAGATGCTTGCCGCTTATCTTCTGCCTAAGCCTTGAAGCAATCAAGTCAATATCTCGTTCGTCCTGAACTTCAGAGGCTTCGTTTATGTAGATAGTCGCAAACTCAGACCCTAGATGTTTCTCAATCCTTTCCTTGTCATCAAGTCCTGAATAGAGAACCTCTGACCCATTCGGCAAAGTTATCGACCAAGTTCCACCGCTTCTATTTACATGGCATTGCTCATAGAGCTTAGGCCATTCCATAGCCAGATGTTCCTTGGTTGAGTTCCAAAGAGTGTGTTTTACATGCTCAAATCTCTTTCTAAAGCAAATCTGCCTAGAACCTTCAAGAATAAGCGCCCGCTTAAATATCACATTCAACATGAAATGAGTCTTTCCAGACCCCGCGCCACCATATAGCATCAACTCATCATTTGAACCTATGAGGTCTTTCATTTCCTCATGTACTGCCAACCAGTTGCAAGGCATTAAATCAGCCTATCAGCATCCTCTTTTGATATAGTGACGTTGAAAGATTCTTGTTTAATCTCTTGCTTCTCTCTCCACCCTAGTTGGTTCAAAGCAAACTTAGCCATACCAGCATTTAAGTCCCCAGAAAGTCCACCTTCCTCAAGAGCACATTCACGAACAAGGTTGATTTGCTCACCTATGTCTTTTAAGTCTTCGTTATCCTCAAAGAGTTTATACAGATAACTCCTTGAAATCTTATAGGTAACACAGAATTTTGTGATAGTTTTATAGCCATCAGAATCCAGATACTCAAGCATTTTTTGCTTCAGCTCATCCTTGTCGATTCTATAAGGTGGTCCCATCTTAGCCATTAGTCTATTTTATCGAACTTCTCCAAAGCGTCAATCATCGACACCTTCGAATGCCTAGACCTCCCACAACCATAACACCTAACGAAGTAAAGCCCTCCTGATGACAAAGGAGGCGCAACATAAATCTCTTTAGACCCACAGTCAGGACAAGGACTAGGCTGTTCAGCCCATTGCATGAAGATCTGAACGTGGTCTTTAATTCGTCCCACAATAAACCGCCCACAATTCCGCTATTCTATCCTCAAGAACTCCCTCGCTAGGCTCATCCCAAACCGCAAAAGACACATCATCCCCCGCGCTCATATCTTCCCCACCTTTCAGCATGTTCAGCTTCTTAATCGAGATACATAGTTCAAGCATCTGTTCTTTGGTCATACTCTCCTTTCCAGTCTCCCAAGATTGTAACAGGGGGGTTAGCTACCACCCCCCTTGAGCTACAACCGAATCAAAAGGAGACAATGATTCAAGCCCTTAGTTTAAGTACTCATCTAGTTTGGCAACACAGTCTTTCGCCCCAAAGCCTAAAATAACGATATGCCCAAGACCTTCTAGCAAAGCATGGACCTGTTTTTGAGCCTCTGAAACCCTGCCGCCTTTCTGTCTTTTCATCTCTACCCATATAACCTTTTTATCTTCTAAAACAATTTGCAAGTCAGGCATACCAGCAACCGCGCCAATATCTGCCCTTTGCTCTTTGTGGTTTGGTATTGCATACACAAAAAAGCCGCGCCTTCTGAGGTATCGAACCAAAGCTTGTTGCTCTTTGTATTCCTTTGGTTTTCTAGCTACTGGCATTGGATGAAACTAAACCTCCTTCGCTTATCTTATATTCCCTACCAAATTCACTATAGAGCTTTTTAAGCTTTTCTTTATGGTGATGCTCATTTTCTTTTCTTATCCAATCACCATAACGAGTTGATTCTATAAAATAGCCATCTTCTGGCCCCATTTGCCTTCTAACATTATTCGCAACTAACTGCCACCCATGAAGTCTATAAAGCTCAAACTGCTCTGACTTAGTGCCATGTCCACAAAATTTAAAAACTGGCTTCTCAATTCCATGAATTTTAGCACAAAATAAAGTGCCAGTATTGCCCATTCTAGTCGTATGATTTGGCTTAGCCCACAATCTTTCTAGCTTAAACTTCTCTCTAGTCTCAACTTCTTTCATCTCAACTTCTTCAACCGTAACAACTTTAACAATTTCTTCACCGCAAGCTGGGCAGATTTCAGCACTAGTAACCTCAAAGCAGTTAGGGCAAACACTTGGTTCACCTTCTCCAGAACTTGAAGGCTCTCTTTCTTTCTTGGTTCTAACCTTTGGATTAGATGGCAAGCCATGCCTCAAATAATTGCCAACCAAATCAAGTATCAAACAATCTTCTTTATCACCAAGCCTCAAGCCGCGCCCTATCATCTGGGTGTAAAGAGCCGCGCTCATTGTGGGCCTTGCCAATATCACACAGTCAATATCTGGGGCATCAAAACCGATTGAAAGCTGTGATACGTTAACAATCATTCTATCCTCACCGCTTTTAAACCTATCAACTCTTTCCCTCCAAAGGTCATCATTCAATTTTGAGTGAACAGCATTACAGCCCAAAAAATCAGCCAAAGATTCAGCATGCTCTATCGTTACCGCAAAAATCATTACAGACTTTCTGTTTTCAGCATGTTCGTCAATAACCTGCTTAACAGAGCCCATATGAAACTCTTTTTGCATCTCGTCCCCAAGATCGCCTAGATTAAACTCCCCTCCACTTTTCTTTATACCGCTAAAGTCTGGAGCCTTTGCCATCTTATAGCGATAAGGCGACAAATAACCTCGTTCAATCATCTCGTCCATAGTTGTCTGATGAGCTACATTCTTAAACAATTTATCATCACCATAAATGTAACCATCACCCAATCTAAAAGGCGTTCCAGTCACACCCAAAACTCTAAGCCTTGGGTTTCTTTTCAAAAAGTGGTTTATTATTATCGAATAATCATCATTAACGCCCATTACATGGACTTCATCAATAATTATGAGGCTAACATCATCTAACCTCTTCAATGCCCTTACAATGGATTGTCGAGTCCCTATCGTGACCTGTTTATTTTCCTTTCTATCTAAAGAGCCGCACCAAACACCGCAATCAATATTTGGCGCGACTAGCTTTAGCTTTTCCTCTGTCTGCAAAACCAACTCTTTTAAATGAGCCAGAAATAGGCAGTTGACTCCGTATTTAATCACCGCCTCTTGAATCAATGCACTGGACAAGATCGTCTTGCCAAACGCAACTGGGGCTTGTATCAAATGATAAGTGCCACCACCCCTAAAAGATGAAAGAGCCGCATCTAAAGCCTCTTTTTGAATGTCTCGTAACTTCATGTAACCTTAAACTCCATTGATTTTCAATAACTTAACCTTTGTTACCATTTCTTGACACAGCTTTTTATATATGCGTATCATGTGTATGTGTGTGCTATGTGTTTTATATATATATTTCTTTTTAAAAAAAAGAGGTAACAAGGTAACAAAAAGCGCTGAAGCCACAATATAATTGATCATATCTTGTGACCTTCTCTGACTTTATCTAGGTTTAAATGGGTTTTTATAGTTTTCATAACCCTGTCATTTATCCTAGATGTTTCATATTCTGAATCAAATATACTTGCCAGAGCCTCATTATTTGGGTATGATTTAAAAAAGCTCTTTTTCTTTTGGGGTGCATATTCATCTAAAAGTAACCCAAAGAATGTTTTCGGGCTTTTTATGTGATAGTCTCCATCTTTGCTCAAAGCTATAAAGCTTTTTAAGTCTCTTTGATTTCCTGTTATTGAATTTACTAGCTGGCCATCTTTGTTTGTGCATTCCATAACAACCTGCTCAACGTACTCTAGGCCCATATCGCTAAGATCTTTCATGCTGTCTTTTTTGTATTTCTTTTTAAATTTCTTCACAAACTCAGATGCGATCACCTGTAATGATTCAGCTTTGCCCCACTCCGCTAATTTATCAGAAATAAAAGTTAAGATTATTTTTTGCCACATGAATTGTGCGGTGCTTGCGTCCATATTATTTTCATCTAGCCAGTCTCTAAGAATAAACTTTCCTAACTTGTGCATGTTAATAACCCTATTATCTATCTGCTTATCAACACCTTGAGTCAAGTCGCTTATCTCATTGTCGCTACTCAATATCTGAAGAGGCTTATCCAACTCAACCCTTCCTCCATAGTTCATGCGGTAGGGAAGACGCGCATTTTTCATATCTGAAGAGAATTTCTTAGCCTCGTCAATGAAGAAAAACAGAGCCTTGCCCCAACGTTCAGGAGGGTCGCCAACAAAGTCGTTTTCTTTTATCTCGGACTCTGCAAAGAAGATGTAGTCTTTGACTTCACGCGCCCCAAGGTAGAAGGTTTTCCCTGTGTCGCTGTGCTCCCTAAGCCAGATGCAATTAGCCTTTTCGAAGGTGAATTTTAGGGCTAGGGCATATTCATAGATGTCGAATATATATTGGCAGTTTTCCCTGACCTTCTTTTCAAAAACCTTGTCTACTTCAATATTTTTCAATCTCTTCAAATTGTTTTCGATCATCTCTCCTATAGATACATGACAGACCGCCTCAAACTTTCCAGATATTAAAGGCTGTATTTCATAATGAGTTTGCCCATTTGGCATGATGTGCGTTGTCATGGTTTCTATTTCATGCTTTGAGTGTATCCTTTCGTAAATCTCAGACTCATCTAGCCTATTTTCATTTGATATTAATTTTACTAAAGGAGTCATTTCTTGTGATGGAATAGGTCTTAACTCTTTCCCATCTTGTATTAGGTAAGAAAATCCTTTTCCTGACCTTGTGCAAAAGACCCTTTTTATTTTAGACTTTGCCCTTTCCATTTCTGCATCTTCAACCACTTGCCCGATACAAGCGGTCTTTTTTATCTTGTCTAGCTTGGCCTCTGATATGCACCCCATTTTCATAATGGCTAATTTCTCAAGCTCCCAATTAACAGCATTGAGCTTTGATATATAGCCTATTTCATTCATGCAGATTTCTCTGGCTTCTATTTCATTTTCAACCCCTTCTAATTTTTTAACTAGTTGGGATTCTCTATCTTCTATGGTTTCTAAATCAAACATCTTTTTACTTCTTCAATTCCTTTCTCAACGTGTAAATCATTAAAATCAACCACCTCTTTCGGGTGTTTCATATCACAGGAAAGCTCACTTTGTGCAAGCTTCCCATATTTCAAACCTGCCGCATCATTATCCGCGCAAATGATGCAGTCCTTCTTTCTAAAATAAGGCGCGGCTTTAATCAAGTTGGAAGCAGAAAAGCAAACTGCAACGTGCCAACCTGTAGCCATATGAACGCTCGCGCCAGTGGCAAAGCCCTCAACTAAAGCGAGCTTTCCACTTCCACCGATTAAAAAATAGCAACCTGAAACCTCGCCACCTTTCAAGAACTTTTTGAAACCATCATTTGCAATGGATTGCAAGCTTCTGATTTTGCCCTCTCTGACCATCGGTATTACTAAAGTAGAGCCAAAGAACCGCGCCCCGCATGGTTCAATTTGTTTTCTATCCAGATACTCGCTCTTCCCTGTTTCGTTGCATTTCTCCCAGACCTCAAGACTCTTTGCCATTGCCTCGCGGTTCATTTGTCGCTTTTCTTCCAGTTGCTTTTCAGCTCTTTCTCTAGCGGCTTTCTTGGCTATCTCAAGTTCCCTTCTGTCTATATCAACGCTGACGCGCTTTTTTATCTTCCTGCCTTCCTCGCTATGCTTCCAAGACCCATACCGACCAGAAAACAAATTATTGAAGTTGTGCAGAACGTACCAACCAGACTTGCGCCTCTCGCCCATATATCGGGCTTTGTGTACCTTTCCATCAACTATGGGAAAATCGACCTCTAGACCGAACTCAAGCATTTGATTCGTCGCATCCTCAAGGGTTGTCATCAATCAACCTCTTAGCCTCATCACTATGTAGCGGGAACTGCTTGCCAGCGACATACAAAAAATGCTCACCTAGATACTGCTCAATTACAAAAGGGGTATTATCACCGAAGTAAACAGAATTTCCCTTTGTCGTTTTAAATTTCTTCATACCACTCCTTCAAGTCCTGCTCTGAAATCATTGGCTTGCTACCAATCTTTTTGAACCGTGGACCACAATGGATACCAAGATGAATCCAGTTATAGATTGTTCCCTTGCTTCTTTTTAGTATTTCTGCGGCTTCAGCCACTGTGTATAGTGTCATATAAACTCCTTTTTTGGGTCAATCTAATCGTTAAGCCAAATTGTAAAGAAATTAAACAAAATTAAAAAGAATTAAAAAAATATGAAAATAACACTTTACAACTAGCCGAGCCCTTTAATATTGAAACCCAGCTACAACTTGGAGACAACAAAATGAGAGAAACAATCTACAAAGCAATATTAGACACCCTCGATCAAGAGGGTGAGCCAGATACAAGGAAAGCCCTATTGGAGCTTGATAAGCAGGGCATCAACGTAGCCCAAGGGCATGGCAATGTTCAACAGATTTTCAATGAAGAACTTAGAAAGATGAGAGGTTAAGTTATGAACCTCTACCCATCAGAAATCAAGGCGGCCTACAGGGTCGCCCTATCCCGAGATGAGCTCTTAGAAGCACAAAGAGCCGCTGACACCTTGAAGCGCCTTGGCTTCATTGCTGAAGCTAAAGAGATTTATAAAAAAATTGAAAAACAGGCTTTACAATAGGGCAAAGCACTAATAATGCTAGCCGCTACAGGAGACAACATGAATAAAGACCAAATCAAATATATGGAAGACCTCTCGATTGAAGAGGTTGTTAGAGCTGTTTCAGTTCCAGATGATGAGCTTCTGGCCCACTTTGGCTTGACATATGACGAATGGCAGGACAAGAGGGTTGAACAGGGCTTTATGAAGTGGGTCAGAAAGTAGCATGCCCTCATGGACTGGCATAACCTTATCAACTCGACACATCAAGACTTGATAAGGAAGCCTCTCCAAAAAAAGAAAGTATCTTGTCTTAGATGTGGCAAGGAATTTACTGGGACTGCCGCCACTAGGCGCTGTGGCAAGTGCAGTCAGACTATAACAGAAATGCGCCAATTTTAAAGGATACTAGAATGTCACTATACAAATCAAAAGCAGACAAGCCTACAGATGGAGGCTCAACTTGGGAAGCAGGAGCCTATAAGTTCAAGGTTGCCAGTGCTGAAGTTCACCAGAGCGGCAACATCATGTTTAAGCTCAAGACTTGGACCGATGCAGGAGCAGAAGGGCCAAGCATCACAGAGTGGCTCAACATCACCAGTGAGAAAGACGGGGCTTTGAAAGAAGTTGATAGACGCCTACAGGTGATGCTCGGTAAAATGGAAATTAACAACGCTGAGGAACTGGTTGGGAAAGCAGGGTATATTATCTTGAGGAAAGGTGAGAAGTACCTTGAAGCAATGCCCTTCGGTGGGTTCTACACCGCTGACAGAAAAAGCGCCACAGGTAAAGAAAGCATGAGCGACCGCATCAAGGAGGCAATTGAGTACCAAGCCGAGCCAACAAGCGCACCAGCGGCAACGCCTGAGACTGACGACGACCAACCTTTCCCTTTCTAAATAACTACAATCGGGGGCTTCGGCCCCCATAACCAAGGAGACAATCATGGAAATAAGAAGCACTAAAAAAGAGACACCGCAAGAACTAAAAGTTGGAATTTTTGGAAGGTCTGGAGCTGGAAAGACCTCTTTAGTAAAAACTTTGCCAGTTGATCCAGAGCATGTTTTGATCATCGACATAGAGGATGGGCTTGAAGTTTTAAGGGGACAAGACTTTAAATCAATCAACCTTCATGATGTCGAGGGTGAGGATACAATCAGCAAGATGAGGAACATTATCATGTACTTGTCTAAAGAAGAAAACCTTAATGGCTTCAAGTGGATTGTGCTGGACTCATACACAATGCTTGCTGAAAGAATCAAGGAAGAAATGGAAAAGTCCCCTTCTAAATATGGACTTTTGACTAAGAGTGGGGCTTTTGATACGCTTAGAATGTATGGCGAGCTTAAAAAGAAGTATGCTTTAATCATGAACTCTTTTCTAGGTTTAAAAGGCGCTCATAAGCTCTGCCTGTTTGGGGCTGAAGAAAAAAGCGATGGTCCTGATGTTAGAATTGAGGTTTTACTTGCAGGTTCATATAGTGACACTGTAATGTATAACTTTGACGAGTTCTGGGGCTTGCGTGTTATCAAGAATGACGAAGGTATAGAGAGGCAACTTGTTACAGGAAGTGATGGTGCTTATGTTGCAAAAAGCCGAATGTCTGGCGGTTCTGATGACTCTTTGGAAACTTATGAGCCAGCAAATATTAAAAACATTATCGAAAAATGCTATTCGAAAGAGAATTGATTATATAATAAAAGAAGCTCCAGCTTTAGGATTGATCCCCTTTAGTAAATCGTTATCACCTCACGATTGGAGCTTTTTTAACCGAGGTGTGAGGTAAATATGAGCAAAAGATGGGTTCCAGTTATTGATTATGAGGATCAATACGAGGTTAGTGAGCTAGGGGAAATAAGAGCTAAGGAAAAGTTGACTTGCTACGGCAGGCACTTGAAGCCAAAGCTAATAAAGCCAGCTCCTAACCATAACGGATATTTAATAGTAGTTTTATGCAAAGACAAAAATAGAAAAACAAGAGTGCTTCATAGGATTATTAAAGAGTCATTTCATGGAAAGTCAGATTTGACTGTAGACCACATTGACGGAAATAGAAAAAACAATAAGTTGAGTAACTTAGAATACACAACTCACACAGAAAATTGTTACAGAAGGTCATTGAAGAAAAATAACCTAGTTGGTATTCGAAAAAGAGGCAACTCATGGACAGCAAGAATTATGATTGACTCTATTCAATATCACCTTGGGTCTTTTAAAACAAAAGAAGAAGCTTTAGAAAAATATATGAACGCTAGAGGTAAGAAATGAAGAAGTGCTTTAGATGTGAATGGAAATTGCCCAACTTCATGTTTCAAAAAACAGACACGCCTCATCTATTAAAGATGGGGCTAACTCACGGCATGAGTTGCCGCTTGTGCATGTTCAAGAAGGCTTGGGGTTATGGAATGTCAGAGCTAGACAGGTCGCTTAGACTTGAGAAGGCTATTAAGAAACACAGGAAAAGCGTTGTTGCTCTAGGTGAGCCAGCGCATTATGATTATGATACTGAACTTTGGGAAAATATAGATGACTGAAATTATTTAAGTTGAAACAAAGATATATTGATTAAAATGTTAAGCAGGCCACATCTAGGACTAATTACCCTAGAAAAGCATAATGCCTTTTGCGAGTGGCCTCTTTTTACACTAAAGGCATGTTTGAAAGGCGATAAAATGAAAGAGGAATGGCGTCCCGTTGTGGGATATGAAGGGCTTTATGAGGTTTCTGATATAGGAAGAATAAAGGCTTTAGAGAAACTTGACTCTCTAGGTAGAAAAAGAAAAAGCAAGCTGATAAAAATATCTGATATTGGTCATAGAAGAAGGAAATACCTAGGATTTAAAGCTTGCAGGAATGGTGAGAATAAAAACATAAGGGTTCACCAAGCAGTTGCTCAAGCATTTATAGGGCCAAAGCCAAAAGGAATGGTTGTTGATCATATAGATAACAATTCTAAGAACAATAAAGTTTGCAATCTTCAGTATATCACCCCAAGAGAAAATTTATCAAAAGATAGGTCTGGCTCATCTATATACACTGGGGTTGCATGGGAAGAAAGAAGAAAAAAATGGTGCGCCAAAATAAGATTTGATGGAAAGCAACACCACTTAGGGTATTTTGATTGCGAAAAGAAGGCTAGAGATGCTTATTTGAATAAATTGGAGGAGATAGATGGCTGAAGAATATCACGTTGTGTACTCAAGCAACTTAAAAACTTTATGCGACGAGGTGAACCGACACCTAAGAGGTGAAACCCCTATTGGCGATGGATGGAAACTCCAAGGTGGTGTCTGCAAAGATTATCAAGGAAGTGTTGAGTTTTATCAAGCTTTGAAGAGGAAGGTTAAATGACATTCGACGAGATGATAGAAGTAATGATTCACTTCCGAGATGGGGGTCAGGTTGAGTATAGACATAAAGGAGGGGATGTATGGGAAGACTCCGAATGCCCTGCTTGGAAGTTCCATCGTTTTGAATACCGCAAAAAGCCAGAGAAGAAAACACGCCTAATGAAAGCAGAAGAGCTCAAGGGCAAATGGATAAAGAGAGCAGACGTGAAAGAGATGGTTGTACGCATAGTAGATGATGAGATTGAAACTGTTTTACAAGGTCCAAGGGGTGTGGAGTATTTTCACAAACTAGGCTGGACCCTTGAAGACGGAAGCCCTTTGACTGTGGAGGTCAGCGAGTGAATAAAGAAGAATTAAGCATTGTAATTGAAAAGCATAAGCTTTGGTTTAATGATGAAAAAGGTGGTGAACGAGCCGATTTGAGGGGAGCCTATTTGTCGGGAGCCGATTTGACGAGAGCCGATTTGTCGGGAGCCTATTTGTCGAGAGCCGATTTGACGGGAGCCGATTTGAGGGGAGCCTATTTGTCGGGAGCCTATTTGACGGGAGCCTATTTGTCGAGAGCCTATTTGTCGGGAGCCGATTTGAGAAAAGCCTATTTGTCGGGAGCCTATTTGAGGGAAGCCGATTTGTCGGGAGCCGATTTGAGAAAAGCCTATTTGTCGGGAGCCTATTTGTCGAGAGCCGATTTGTCGAGAGCCGATTTGACGGGAGCCGATTTGTCGGGAGCCGATTTGAGGGAAGCCGATTTGACGGGAGCCAAAATTCACAGAAACTACACAATCAAAGGCAAGCTCTACCAGCTAACTAATGTCGGTTCTGAAAACGGAAATCTGTTTATAGCTGATTGCGAAGAGGGATGGTATTTTAATCGTGGATGCTTTAGGGGTGGAAAAGATGAGTTTTTAGAGGCTGTAAAGAAAACTCATGGAAAGAATAAACATGCTAAGTTTTACAAGAAGATAGTTAAACTATATACGGAGGTCAGCGAGTGAAAATAGACTTTGAATATTTCGCGTGGGGTTGCTTCTGGCTTATGATCGGGGGCTGTTCAGTTGCGCCCAAATATTTTGAGCATAAGTTAAAGATGCAGAACGAACAGCTTAAACATGAGTTGGATGTGCAATTTCAAGATAAACAGCATGATCTGAATATGATGAGGTTTGAGTATTTAAAGAAGGAGGTCAGCGAGTGACTAACCGATTCAAATGCAACGGCAAGATGGAGCCAGACGATCATGGAGCTTATGTTCTTCATGCTGATTATAAGGCGCTTGAGAAGAAGGTTAAGGAAGCTAATCGACTAATAAGTAACATAACATCAAAAGGTTATCTTGTCCCATTGTGGCTAGAAGATAAAAATCAGGTTGATGTATTGTCGAAAATACAGGAAGACTTTAGGGAAATATTCAATGGTAAAAAGATACGATAACACAAGTGACGATACTTGGGTTGAAGCTAAAGATGGGGAGTTTGTAACCATCGACGACTATAACGAACTATACAGGAGACATTTAAAAATGCAAATCAAAGAACTACATGAAGAATATTTAAAGATACAGAAAGCGCCATACTTTGGCGAGAATGGAGAGCTAGCCAGAAGGCGCGACTTAGAACGAATAAGGCGACAAACTATTCAGTATAAAAAAGACTGGGTAAAGTATGCCGACAAAGTAATTGCTAAGATGAGGATAGACAAGCCGAATGAAAGCTAAGAAGGATTCACTAATAAAAAAGAAACTAGATTGGACATTATTGCTTATGGATTGCAGACCAGCTTTAAAGAAAGTGTGCCAAGTATTACACTACGCGGCATATGATAAACCTAACGCATACGGGCCTAGAAACTGGCGTCGAGGTAAAGATGATGACAACTTCAAGCGCGAACTCAGAGCCGCGATTGAACGCCACACTGACGCGATTGACAATGGAGAGCAAATTGACCCAGAAAGCAAACTGCCTCACAAGGCCCATATTATCTGCAGTTGGCTTTTTTTACTTTTTTATGAAATTTAGAGTTTACAAAAGGGTAGCACGATAATAATGCTAGCCGCTACAATTTTAATGGAGACAATGGAAACACCACTAGACATCTTAGGGGAGCCCGCCTTAAAAAAGGTGGGTTTTCCATCAAGCCTTTACAGCTTGAAAATGAAGAAACACAGAGGCGATGGCTTCTGCTACTACTCAAAAGACTACAGAAAGGCCATCTCTCTTAAAGATGGTCAGCTTTGCATCCTTATGGATGACTCTATAAAATATTTCAACAGATACAGCTTAGAACTAATCAGTGAGGAGACACTATAATGATAAAACAATTCAAAATAAGATGCTCTGCCATCGGTAAAATCATGGCAGGC